CGTGACGGGTAAAGTAAAACCTGGATCTAAAGCTGCGAAGAGACGTAAGTCCTTCTGCGCAAGAAGCGCCGGTCAAATGAAAAAATTTCCGAAAGCTGCAAAGAATCCAAACTCTAGACTACGTCAGGCTAGAAGAAGATGGAAATGTTAAGGCAAGCTATATTACAAGCACTAGAAGATAAATATAATGCACAAATTTCTGCAGCTGATGCAACTATAAAAATTTATCTAGAAAAACCTGTGGGTATTGGTGAACATCCACAACATTTAGAAGAGATAGATAAACTTTTACAACAAATTGTAGATGCTCAAGAAAAACTAAAAGAAATACAGGCTTTTAAATTATGAGTGATCCAAAAAAAGGAACAGGTAAACACCCTGGAAAAAAATATGGTAGACGACTTTACACTGATGAAAACCCGCGTGACACTGTTGGAATTAAGTTCGCAACGCCAACAGATGCGCGTAAAACAGTGGCGAAAGTTAAAAAAATTAATAAGCCGTTTGCTAGAAAAATTCAAATTTTAACCGTTGGAGAACAGCGTGCCAAGGTTATGGGTAAAAAACAAGTCGCTGCAATTTTTAAAAGAGGTAAAAATGCTATCAGGAGAACAAATAATAGAAAAGCTTAAGAGAAGAATAGATGCAACTTTGCAACAGATTGGTGACACAATGATCACAGGTGGGGTTGACAGCATGGAAAAATACAAATATATGTTGGGACAGGCGGCAGCCTACCAAATAATAATACAGGAAATCTCTAACCTGCAAAAAGAGGATGAAAAGGAGCAAAATGACGGAAACGTTATCGACATCAAAGGAAGTACCAAAAACTAGACTAGCTCTAGAAGAAAAATATAAAAAAGAAGATAAAGAATCACACGCAAAAAGATTAGATCCAGACAATATACAGGAAATGGTAAGTCAATTACCAGAGCCTGTTGGATACAGACTTTTAGTTTTACCTTTTACGCCAAAAGAGAAAACTAAAGGTGGAATATTATTTTCCCAAGAACAATTAGACAAAGCAAGAATAGCTACAACATGTGGTTATGTTTTAAAAATGGGAGATCTTGCATACAAGGATAAAGAAAAATTTAATAAGCCTTGGTGCAAAATAGGAGATTGGGTAATGTTTGCCAGATATGCTGGTGCACGTTTACCAATAGAAGGTGGAGAAGTGCGAATACTAAACGATGACGAAGTGTTAGGGACCATAGGTGATCCCGAATCAGTTCTTCATTATATTTAACATAGGAAGGAAACTATGCCCGTAGACAACGAGAACAGGAATGATCTTATTGATGTAGGTGAAGCTGATCAAAAAGCAACCGAAATTAATTTAGATGATAAGGGTGAGCCTGAAAAAAAAGAACCACCAAAGGAAGAGAAGATTGAAGTAGAGCAAGTTGAAACTCCCGCAGAAGATAAAACTTTTGAAAACGAGAGAGAAACTAAACTTGAAAAGAAAGACGAGTTAAAAGATTATAGTGAAGGCGTTCAAAAACGTATCGCTAAATTAACTCGTAAGATGCGAGAAGCTGAAAGACAAAAAGAAGAAGCTATTGCATTTGCAGAAGCATCTAACAAACAAAAGGCTGAGTTAGAAGGCAGACTATCTAAATTAGATAAGTCTTATACATCTGAGTTTGAAAACAGAGTTAAATCTAATATGGTAGCAGCAAGACAAGCTCTTAAAACTGCTATTGAAGCTCAAGATGTAGATGGTCAAATAAAAGCACAAGAACAAATTGCAACTCTAACAATGGATGCTGCAAGATTAAGTGCTATGAAAGTTGCTGAAGAAGCTAAACCAAAAGAGGTTAATGTAACACCTCAACAAACAAAAGCATCTGCTCAAACAGATCCCATGGCAGAAGCCTGGGCTGCTGAGAATGCTTGGTTTGGTAATGATTCAGCTATGACTTACACAGCCTTTGACATACACAAACAATTAGTGGAAAAAGAAGGTTTTGATCCAAAATCTAAAGAATATTATGATGAAGTTGACAAAAGAATAAGAGTTGAATTTCCGCATAAATTTGATAA